GACCGGCGCGGCCTGCGTCACGAGAGCGTGACCGGAGCGCTGCAGATCGTAGGGCGTTTTCGAGACCGGGTCGGTGTACTGCGCGGAGATCACCGAGATCACGCTCGGGTGCAGCGGGTACTCTTGAACGCCCGCCTTCAGGCGCACCTGCGTCGCGGCCGGCGTCGTCGAATCCCGCAGGATGAGCGACTGGCGCGCGAAGCGGCGTTCAGCGTCCTTGATGTACAGGAGCAACGTCTCGTCCGTCCACAACGAGTCACTGTCGCCAGCGATCAGATCGCTGCGATCACGCAACACGTTGAAGCGCAGTTCGTTCAGCTGCTCCCCGAGATTCATTTACGCTCCGCGCGTGCTGGTGATGACGCGGTACGGGAAGCGCAGACGATCGCGATAGCCGATGACCGTGTTCATGTTGTCGGTGATCGGCACGGACTTGACGGCGTGATCCAGCACGTCGCAAACCGAGCGCGGCACGTCGACCTCATGACCCGCTTGGATCAGGAAGCTACGGCCGTTGACTTGGACGAATTGCCCGCCGGGCGGGATTTCATCGTTGTCTTCGATCATGATTCGCACCTTCTGCTCCACTTCAGGAGCGGCCTTGCGGGCCTTCGGTGCGGCTTTCTTGTCGATGTTCAACGAGGGCATGCCGTCATCCAGCGCGCTGCCGAGGTTGTCGCCAAGTTCGTCGTGTTTGGTCATGTGTTTGAACGCGTTCCGTGAGAGGAAAAAGAAGCCGGGCGCTACGGGTGGAACGCCCGGCCAAGGCGCTGAGGCTTAAGCTTGAATCTGGTACACGTACGTTGCCGAGGCGTCGAACGCGCCGGCCGGGATCAGCACGTAGTTCAGGTTGCCCTGATTCGGGTTCGCCCCGACGACCGTCGGGCCGAGCGTCGCGCTGATCGCCTTCGAGGCCGCGCTGCCGCTACCCGTCGTCAGCGTCGTCACGAGCGCCGCGCCGTCAGCCATGCCGTCGAACCATTCGATTTCGCGGCCGACGTTGTTGGCGACCGAACTGGCGATACACACCAGACGGAAGTAGCGCGGCACGAAGCCGACCGGCAGTTGATAGGCGGCCGGCGTGCCAGCGTCGCCCACGAGCTTGCCCGTGGAGAAGTTAACGACCGATTCCGACAGGCCCGTGGTGGGCTGCGAGATAACTTGATTGGGCATTTGGTGCTCCTAAATGATGTTCGCAAGCGAGGCCCCCGCAGGGGCCTCAGCTATTAGGCGGTTGCGCAGACTTCGAGGCGCGCCATCCATGCGTCATTCAGGATGACAGCTGCAGTCATGGCCTTCCAGCCGATCGTGCCACGTTGCGCGAGCGGGTCCGATACGGAAGGCGAAGGGTTGACCACCATCGGGGTCAGCGAGTCCTTGCCCTTCAACGGGACCAGCCCGAACGCGTCGCGCGCGAGATACAGGACCGGGTACACGTCAGCGTTCGTGCCGCTGGTCGAGCGCATCGCGCCCGTTGCACCGCCTGCGTCCGTCCACGGTGCGAACACCGTCGACTGCAGATAGCGCACTTGCTCAACCGAGCCAACTTCGTTTTCCCACGGCGTCACGGTGCCGTACTGCTTCGTCGGGATGAAGCCGGTCATGTTGCGGATGTCGCTTTCGAGGTCCGGGTGGCAGATCGCCACGTATGCGGCTTCGATCGGCTCCGTGCGGAAATCCGGCGTCGACTTCACGATCTGCGTGATGCGCTTCGCGTTCTGGCGGGTGAGGCCAGTCGTGATCTTGCGCTGCGTCGCGAGCGACATCGTGGTGTTGACCTGCGAACGGGCGGAGCCGTTTGCAAACCACACGTTGACGCCTGCCTTCAAAATGTTGAAGCGGATCGTCTCGATCGTTTGTGCGGCCGATTCGCCGAGCGCTTCGGTCGCTTGCGCGAGAACCTGATCTTCCGCGGTGTCGCGCACGACATCGGTGATCGTCAGGTAGTCGCCGTATTGCACGAGCGTCACGGTGTAGTCGACGTTCGCCAGCTTCTTGCCGGTCGGCGTCACACCTTCCACCAGCGGGTTGATAGCCAGCGGCGTGCTGAATGCGTTCGCCGGGTTGCCATCACCAGCCGCGCCGGTTGCGCCAGCGAGGAAGTAGCGACGGAACTTGGCGATCTTCGTCGAGTTCGTCGGGATCGGATAGCTCTGGCCGAACTTCTCGATCACGAGATACGGAAGGCCACGCTTGAGCAGTTGCGAGACAGCATAGGCTGCAACTCGCGGGGAAATGTCACCGTATTGGGTAACTGCGGCCATGGTTGGCTCCTTTAAAAAGGCAAGATTTATTCAGTAATCCTGACTTTGCAGTGCCAGTCACAACCCGCTTTCATGGGTGTCTCGCAGTGCTCAGTACAACAGACGAAACTATAGTGCGCGATTTTTACACGTTCGCGATCGAAAGCGCAATGGCTTTGAACGGCAAAGGCAGTTCGCGCGCTTCAATACCGACACGTGTGGCGGTGGTAGCGAGCAGTTCGCGCGCCACCGCCTTCTCGTCGAGATTCAAGAGCGAGGCGTTAATGTCGATCGCCGTGGCCGCGCCATCGTTGATCTTTTGCAGCAAATTGCGGGCGTTTTGCGAGAGCGCGGCGCCCTGAATGGCTTGGGTGGTGATCGACATCGTTTCTCCTTAGTCTTTCTTCGCGGCGAATTCCGCGAAAGCGGCATCAAAATCGTTCGGGTCGGCCGATGCCGGCGGCTCGCTGCGGCTCGTCTTGACCACCTTCAGCGCAGCAGCAGCGGCGGCGGCGGCCGGCGCGAGTGCACCAGCAGCGGGGGCAGGGGCTGCGGGGGCTGCGGCAGCAGGTGCAGCAGCAGGAGCAGCGGCAGAAGCAGCGGGCGCCACATAGTTGGTCTCTTTCTTGAAGCGTGTGATGAGATCAGCCACGTCGTCGGGCGAGCCTTGTGCAGCAACCTGTTGGTAGGCAGATTTCAGATACGAGGGTTGGCTGTCGATCCACGCGAGCGTCGCGTCGCGCACCTGATCATAGTCGGGCACGCGGTCCACGATGTCGCTGTACTGGGTGCGCGTCGTCGTGCGCTGCACGCCAGCCTCAAGCGCTTGGATGCGCGGGCCGATCTGAGCGAACACGTGGTTGATCAGCTGGTGATACTCGGCGCGACGCATCAGGCGCTCGCCGTTCATCACGTCCGGCCACTCTTTCGCGTACGCGTCGATCGCGGCTTGCTCGTCGGTGTTGTAGACAGGAGCGGCGGGCTCAGCCGGTGCGGCCGGCTCGGCGGCGGGCGCCGGGGCGGGGGCGGGCTTCTTGAGTTCCGCGATCTGCGCGTTCAGCGCGGCGATCTGCGCGGCGAGGTCAACAGCGGGCTCTGCCGGTTCAACCGATGCAGTCGTTGCAGCGTCCGTCGAGACTGCCGAAGCGGAACCACTGCCCGCACCAGCGGCAACGCCGTTTCCCGGTGCGGCGGGTTCCGCAGGGGGTACATCAGCAGCTGCGACCGCCTGTTCGGGCGTGGTGTCAGCGGACGGGGACGCTTCGGCCAGTTCCGGCGTGGCCGGCGCAGCTGCAGATGTTGGGGCCGATTCCGGGGCCTGCAGTTCCGCGAACGCGGCTGCGAAGTCGTCTTCGGGATTAGTGTTCTGTGTCATGTCGCTTTCTACGCAAGTTGGTTAGTAAAGTCAAGCATTCCTAAAGAATAGCTCGTCGAGAAGTTGCTCATACAGCTGCGCCCGTGCTTGGACCGCTTGCACTTCCGCTAGTTGGCATCGCCGCAGCGAATTGTCCGACTGGATCAGCCGCTGCTGCAAGAGCTGACGCAGAGCCCACAGGCCCGGCTCCTGCCGATGCAGGCGCACTGTCTGCACCCATTCCGCCTCCTGCGCCCGGCGCGCTTGCGCCTCCCGCGCCGACGGCGCCACCGCCACCTTCAGATCCATTTTGTGCCCCCATCATGGCGTTCGGGCTCACCTGATCAGGGTTGAGCCCCTTTTGCAAAGCATCGAGGATGACGTTCGCCGTGGTCGCCTCAGCCGCCGCCGAGTTCTTGCCGGCTTGCGACAAGTCCTTGAGCGCTGCCGCGAGGGTCTGGCGGATCGTCGCCTCGGTCATCTGCTGCTGCTGCTGTTGCGCCTGCTGCTGTTGCGCCTGCGTGTTCGCGTCGATCTCGTCGCACTTCTCGTCGTCATAAACGAGGTCTTCGACTTCCAGATCGCGCACGCGCACGCGAGCCCGCGCGAGGTTGCGCATGTTGATGTACTTCTTTTCCTCGGGAGTGAGCGTCGTCGCGAAGTTGTCCAGCTGCATGCCGAGCACTTCCTTCGCGATCAGGCTCGTCGCGCCGCGCGCCACCGGCTTGAAGTCGCCGCGAATCGCCGGGTTCGGGTTGAAGTTCCGGTTGAACACCAGCAGGGCCGCGATCACCGACTCCGTGAAAATGTCGAAGTTGCGCACCACGTCCTTAAACGGCAGGGCAGCATCGCCACGCAGCATCGAGGCCCCGGTCGCCGTGCGGAACGGCTCGCTCGGGCCTTTCTGCATGTCGCCGCCGGTCGCCGCATTAACGAACGTCTCCTGATCGGCGAACTCCTGAAACATCCGGGCGAGGCCCTGCATCTTGTCGATGTTCATCGGTAGTTCGATCGGGCGCACCGCCGGGTACTGCGCGGTCGCCGGATTGTCGTCGTCGCGATGGATCACCATGTCCGGGTTGATCGTCGTGATGTCGGAGTCGATGCGCAACAGCGCGTCGTTGACCTCGAAAATCCGCTGCACCGCGCCGTTGTCGAGCGCCATGCGCACCGCCGCGCACACGCCCAGCTGCGAGTCGCGCATGATCGCCGGCAGGCCGTTGCCGAGCAGGAACGACTCATCTTCCTCGAAAATGAAGTGGTGATACATCTTCACCACCCCATCGGTGTCGAGATCGCTCCATGGGTCGATCTGCGCCTTCACGACGTAGTTCTCCATGATCCAGACGATCGCCCGCACGTCTTCCGTCAACTTGTCGTCAGGCACCGCCACGCCGCACGCGGCCAGCTGCGAGCCCGCCACATGGCCGGTCCACACCAACGCCTCGAACTTGTTCGTTTCGCCGGTCTCCGACGTGTTCAGCTGCACGCCCATCGCGCGCAGTTCGGTCTCGAACGCGCGGCGCTTGTAGTTGCCGGTCGGGCGGTTGCGCAAGAACGCGTCGATCTGCGCGGCGAAGAAGTCGCTGCGCTTTTTCAACTCGATGACTTGGTGGCGGCTCATCACCACGCGCTCGTACTGGCCGTCCATCTGGCCCAAGTGCTTCGCGCTCATGTCGGGGTAGTAGTCCCACAGGCTCACGAATTCGAAGCACGGCCGGTAGGCGGTGTACGGCACCGCGAGCAGCTGCCCTTGCGCCGACACTTCCCACTTGCGCAGCTGTTCCTCGCGCGTGAACGGCCCCTTGAGCACGCCCGCGCCGTACTGGATGCCACTTGCCAACACCTTGCGGCACAACGCCACGTAGTCGAGCAGGTGGGTGCCGCCCAGTTCCTGCAGCTGGTCCTCAATTTCGAGTTCCATGCGCGCCGCGCGCTTCTTCGCGAACTCGCGGATCGCCGACTCGATCACCTCATCGCTCGGAACGGCCGGCGCGCCGGTCATGCCGCCCTCGGCGCCTTCCTCCTTCTGCTGATCGGCCATCACCTTGTCCAGAACCTGCTGCAGATCAGCCTGTTCCAGATCGGGCACCGGGCTTGACGCCACGGTCCAGTTCTTATCGCCCGCCTGAAACAGTAGATTCATCAGCCGCGAGAGCATCGACACGCACTTGACCCGAGTGAGCTTCGGGTACGCCTGAGAGCGGTTTTTGTCGATGGTTTTCTCGATTTCCGGGTCATAAATGCCCAAAAACTGCCGCGCGTTGCGCTCCCACTTCAGTTCGGCCAAGCGCCGGTCGCTCTCATAGCGCCGAAACTGGCTGTGAAGGTCGTGGCCGAGCCGCGCCATGCCTTCCGGGTCGATTTTCACAGTGCCCGCGGCGACGGCAGGCGTCGGATCAGCTAACGATGTCATGGAGTCCTCACTAATTTGGCCGTGAGTCTATCGCATGGCGTAACTATTGCCCACAGGGCGACGCCCAAAACGCTGTTTTTGCACCGTTTTCCGTCCCGCATGGTCCTCGCCCTTCTTCGCGTGCCGGCACAGGTACGTGAAGGCGTCCGCAATGTTCGAATGCACGTTCTTGTCGGGGATGTCGCGCTGCACATCCGACTTGGACACCGTGTATTTGTACCCGCCGGTGAGCGCGCGGATCAGCTTCGTGCACGACGGGTCGATTTCGAGGCCGGGGCCGTCGCCGGTGAGCCGCATCATGTAGTACATCGCCGGGTCGAGCCGCGAGTCGATCGAATTGTCCGCGTTGTAGACCACCGCGAAGTGCTTGCGAAGCTCGTTGATCACGCTCGAACCCTGCTTAGCCTGCGACGAGTTGACGGATGACGGATCGGGGACCACCAGCACCTCATACCCGCGATACTTCACGGCCAGTTTCGGCCGCAATTTCTCGCTGATAAAGCGGTCGGTCGCGAAGTCGTCGAGCGCGAACTCGTCGAAAATGCGCACCTTGCCCACCGTGTCGTCGTACTGGCCGATGCAGCAGCCCATGCGCTTGCCCGGATCGTACGAGACCAGCAGCTGGCGCGCCGGGTTCGGCACGAGCGGGCGCTTGGCGATGTGGATGTCCCGGTTGAACATCGGGAACACGGGCTTCCCGGACATCGAGTAGCCCCATTCGACGTCGATGAACTGCTTGACCCAGTGCAGCGTCTTGCCCTTGGCCAAGTTCGTGTAGTAGTCGCGCTTGCCCGGCAGGTTCTCGGTGTTCTCGGCGTCCTTGCTGAAGCCCGAGGGCTGTTTGAAGTACGTCCAGTTGTCCGGCACCGGTTGCTCGGGCGGCAGCGCGTCGTGGTCCTCCAGCATCGGATACCACCAGTCGGTTTCCATGCCCGGATTCGATGCGCCCCACATGCCCCAGTTCGTCGCGCCCCCGTCGATCTCCGGCGGGTAGCGCCCGCAGCGCGCGGAGAGCGCTTCCACAATCTCTTGAGGGATTTGCACGAACTCGTCGATGATCGCGAACGTCACTTCGAGCGAGAGCACGCGGTTCACGTCGTCGGGCGTATCGAGCGGGCGGAACATCACCTCGCACTCGACATCGCCGAAGCGCAAAATGA